CTCATTCCGCCATTCAGACTGCTCAAAACCTCTGTTATTAATTGTGGTTACAAGTTTCTCGCAAGTTAAACCCTTAAAGTATTCATCTTTTGCATTTTGCCCAAAGTGCATAAATCCCGGCCCTGGTTGCTCAATGTTTAACCTTCCGTAGATAGTTCGCTTTAATGTGTGCGTGTTTATCATATAAAGAGTAACCCCTTTTTTTATTTTGCGACCGCGTAAATTTACGTCTTGTTTTGTGCCATCGCCAAGGGTTTTTGCTTTCTTGTCGCTGCCGCCTTTGACTGCTACCACTCCCTCGTTGACCCTTTGGCGGCAGTAGTCATAGGCCTCATGCGTAAAGTGTCCCCCAGTGTCAACCGCTGTTTTGTAAACGGTCATGGTCCCGCCGCTTGCATGATTAAAAACAGTTTTTCGAATAACGTCGATCTGCTTCCATACTTTATCTTCTGCTGGATTTCCATATACCTTTTCATGCCATATCAGCCAGCTTTCTTCGCCCACTCCAAAGCCCTTGACCTTGATCTCTAACCAGGTGTCTTGTACGTCAACCGCCGCCAGCAACAGCAACACCCCATCTGGACAGAACCCGCTCGGATACGGGTTTGCCGCGGCGCGCTGCATCAGGCCATCGGGAGAAACCTTGGCTGTTGCCGGATCCTCCCAGGCCTCGGCTGCCCGCTTGTTGACCCAGCCTTTTAGGAGCATGGTGTCATTTTTGGCACGCAAAAATTCATCTCGGATCTTCTCCCAGCTCAGCCACCCATAGGGGGCATACCAGCCAGGCAGATGAAACCCTGCCGTCTCGCCATCGCCCTTGGCAGTAGCTCCCCACACCCCCCCGGCCAGCATCGCCACCTTGTGGTGCTGCGCCAAGCGCTCACCGCACGCCGAGCACTTGCACCAAACCTCCCCATCCTTTTTGTCCCAAACCATGTGCTCCCAGCGGATCACCTCGTTGGCCCCGCAGCAGGGCATGAACGCGGCAAAGCGTCGGCGGTCGCTGCGATTTTCGAACTCCCAGGTGATCCGGCACGCGCCGCGGGTGCCGGGGGTGCTGGTGATCAAGGTCTTCCTGTCAGGAAAGTTGGTCTGCCGCGCCTCAGCATTTTCGATTGGATCGCCCTTGTCGTCAATCTCCAGGGGCAAGCTTGACGCCTCATCAACCCATAAGTTCTGGGCCGGCATCCCCTGGGCGGCGCTGCCGCTGTTGCCGCCAATGATCGACAGCAGCATGTCCCCTTGAAACTCTTTCAGGAACATGGCGTTGGCCGCGTCCCTGGACCTGCTGCTAATGGTCTTCGCTGCTACGGCAGGGGTGTCCTTAAACAGCGGATCAAGCCGCTGCCTTACCTGCCGCTTGGCGAAGCTCTCGGTCGGGAACAGGATCAGGAAAGGCGCCGGGTCCATCGCAATGGTTCGCCCCAGCCAGTTCAGGCCGCATTCGGTTTTGGCCCCTGACTGGCTGCCGAAGATCAGGATCACGCGCCTGATCTTCTTCTCCCGTGGGCTCAACAGGTCCATGGGCTCTCGCAGGAAGGGAACCCGATCGGTTCGCCACTGCCCAGGCTCTGAGCTGCTGCGTCTGGTCAGCTGCCGCTCGGCGTCGGCCCACTCGCTGACACTGAGATGCAACGGCGGCTGAATGGCCTCGATGAACGCATCTTCGTAAATCTGGCCCCCGTCAGGCATGTTGCTTGAGCCCCTTGAGGGCGTTCTCGATCTCATCCTCGAGCAGGGCCCGCACATCCTCGGGTTCGCTCATCGCGGCCAACCGCGCAGCGTTGCGGGTTGGGATGATCAGTAACAGGTCCCGCACCTGGCGAGCGAGCTTGGCGGCCCTGATGCGGACATCCACTTCGGTAACCACCTCGTTTCGATCTCTCAAGGCTCCGACCCTTGCCCGCTCTGCGTCGTAGTGCAGCTTGCGTTTCATGCTGACATCGGCCGCCTGGATCTCGTCCTCTGGCAGGCCCAGGATCAAGCTCTTTAGTTCGCTGTCACTGGGCAATCGATTGGGCCCAGTTGGAGGCGCAACAGAGGCGCCAAGTTCGGGGGAGCTTTTTTTGTGGCTATTGCGAACCTTGACGGCATCCCAAAGGCGGTCGGCAATCTCAGAATCAATCAGAAACGAACCATCTTCCTGCGTGACCACCGCCGGCTTGATTCTGATTTGCCTGGCCTCCTTCACCGTTGGAGCGCTACAGCCCCTGTGCCTGGCGTACTGCGCTTGCGTCATCAATGGCATGTTTTCAGGGCAACCCTTAGCCTTAGCTTTATCCTAACGACTAGCCTAAGCCTTACAGGTGCTTGAGGCGGGGTTGGGGTTGGTGTGCCTTGCCGGGTGATCGAGTAAGGCTAATTTTTGGCCACTCGCTAGAAAAAGATCGCGCGCGAGTCTACCCACGACCAAGACCCCTGTCGGAGGACCCAAGCCATGGGGGGGTGACTCATCGTGCAGTCTTCAACGCCTCGGTCACATATCGCTGCAGTGCTGGCCCCCAGGTCCTGCTCACGCTCTCCTGCGTAACCTGACGGATCGGCCAGCGCTTGGGGATGTTGGGCAGCTGGTTGAAGAGCAGGAGCGACTCGACCCGATACCTGCGCATCCTGCCTGATCCGATGCGACGGTAGACGCCAGGCCGGAGCTTGCCGCGCCGCTTGCCGAGCATGAAGGTGTCAGGCCCACCCTTGAGAGCCTTGACCGCCGCGGCCTTGCTCATGTTGCCGGATGCATTGAGCCTTGCCCCGCGCCCAGGGCGCCATGCTGGGGCAGCCGTAAGGCGCCGCTCTGATGGCCTTTGGGGCCTAACGCCACCCTGGATGGATGGCAGCAGGTAACGCTCTTGAATCTGTTGTGGCGCAAGTTCGGCGGTCAGGTTGCGCTTGTTGCTGAACCTGCTGACTCGGTATGCACGCTGGGTGAATTGAGTAGGCCTGTCGAAGTATTTGTTGGTTGACTGGTTGAGATCCGTGGCCGCGCCTTTGGCGACCTCATTAAGTCCCCTAGATGCTGCGAAAGGCATCTGGTTCTGAATCCCTGCCAGCCATGCCTGAGCCTTGCTTAGGCCGCTGCTGTCAATGTCTAGGCGGATGTTGGGCATTTATACCTCAATCTCTACATTCTGCACAATGATCTCGCATCCCTGTAGCTCCCCCTCCATGCAATATGACTTGATTGCAACAACCCGGCACACTTGAGAATCGTCTTTGAATAAAACCCCGGTGAGTGCGTCAAGGGTTGACCGCTGGATTTTGTCAATATCTGGTTTAGTGATGACGTGCCTGGGAGCGTTTGGCTTGAGCAGGCCTTTGGCGTTGAAATGGCCCTTGGGTCTTGCAAACCGAAAGGCCAGCTCAAGAAACACCGGGCCAAGGGCCATGGGAGCGCCGGCATTTAACGCCTCCTGCCTGACCGCTTCGCGCCATGGCTTGAGGTTGGTGCTTTGCTCCACCAAAATGCCGCGGCCAACATGCTTCTTGGACCCCTGAGGTGCGGGCCTAATGCCTTCGACGTTGAAGTGGATCGGATCGGCCATGCCCCAACCTTATCTCAACCCATCGGGTAAAAGGATGGGCATTCCCGAGCAAAATGCAAGGAGTCGTTGCATTCTGGAATATCAACAGTGCAATAACCTAAGCGTTTTATCAGTTTTTCAGAGTCAATTCTATCAATTCTGCAAGGTGTTGGTTCAAAGAGCTTACACATTTTGCAGGTTCGCCTATGTGCATAGTTTGGCGGGATGCTTGCCAGTCGTGGCAGCTCTGGAGCGATGTTTTTACAAGTACGCCCTAGTCGTATGTTAGCAACAGTTTTTATATTTTTCATCCCAAGTTGCTGCCGCAATTCTTCGTTGGTAATGCTAATCGGTGCGGTGAGGATGGCTCTGATGGTGGTTTCGTCGTTTGCGTTGTTGGGATTACTCATGGCTGCTGGTGAAGGTGTTGGCACTGAAAAGGTGAGCAAGGGGTTCAAGAGAGGTCAAGCCTTCTGAAATCACCCCCCCCCCCCCCAATAAAAAACACAGGGATCGGGAGAAAATCCGGCAAATCGCAGTCATAGCAATGGTTTAGAGGTTCAAAACATCGGGAATTTTGCGGGAATTTCTTTTGGGATCAGGATTTTCCGAAATCCTGCCCCTTGAGAAATTCCCGCAAAATTCCCGCAAAATTCCCGATTTGGCAAACCTGAAATCTCTTGCACTGCAAACGATCTCACGGATTTTTTCCCGAAATCCCTCTAAAAAGAAAAAACAGTATGGGGGGGGGAGGTAAGAAGTAAAGATTTGGTTCATTACAGAATCCTTACAAGGCATATCGAGGAGCATTGCGGCCAACGGTTGTCAGCTTCCAGGCCTTCCCCGCTTTTTTGATCAAGCCTTGCTTTCGCAGCCAGGTCAGGTTGTTGCGCACCGTCGCCTCAGAGACCCCCTGAAGGTCATCAAGCAACATCCGGGTGTCGGTGGGCCTACCGCTGGCCTCGCGCAGCTCCAGGCGGTCGAGGAGGGCGCAGCGAGCGTTCCCGGTGATCTCTCCGTCGCTCACCTCAAACCCCTCGGGCCCAAGGCGGTACTTGAAATCGCGGGACTGGCTGCCGCGAAGCTTCAAAACCGACCACTCGTTGCAGGTGCCCCGTTCGCCGGTGTGCCGAGTGATCTGGTGAACACCGCTGGGGATCTGGTTGATGTTCTGGGAGCCTGCGGCGGCCTGGACGCCTTTGCCAGAGGCTTTGCCGCCTGCAGGGTGATGAAGCCACACCAGGGAGCAATGCCGGCCTACTAGGGCCTGCATGAACCTCATCAACGTGCCAACGGGACCGATTCCAAAATTGATCTGGGCAAGCTCAAGGACCGCTTTTAGGCTGTCGATGATCACCAGGCTGTAACCGCCAAGCTCCAGTTCATCGCGCAGCTCAAGCAAGCCCCTGGGGGAGCAGCACCAGGGCGGCATGTGATCGCCAGCTTCAGCGGCCCAAATCGACAGGTTTTCGATGATCTCAAGATCATCAGCAACGCCCAAGTCTTCGAGGTATTCGAGCACCATGGCCCTGGCCCCCTCGCCGGCGTCGGTGCCGATCCAAAGCACCCGCCCGCGACGGAGAGGATCGACAGGGATTTCCTGATCAAGAAAAGGCTGGCCTTTGATGACAGCCGCGGCCATTGCAGCTGCAGCCATGGTCTTGCCTGCGCCCCCGGCTCCAAACAGGACGTGGTCCCGGCGCCAGAGCAAAAACCCTGGGAGCAGGTCCTCCGCAGGTGAATCGAGGGGGTCGATGATTGATCGGCCCCGGCGTTGTCCGCTGTGGCCCTGCTGCAGGGGGAGGCCCCATCGTCCTGCTAAGGCCACCATCATTCGATCGTCTATGGCATCGCCCCTGACCCCCAAGGCGAACAGCTCAGCTCGAATCGCCTGCTCTTGTGCCCATTGATCAGCCGGCTCAAGTTTCAGGTCGAGGAGGGTGTCCAGCAGGGATTGAATCTGCTGGTCGCGTGGGGGCTCTGATCGTTGGGGCCCTGGCTGCTCCTGCTGCTGCTCAGCCTCCACCAGCGTCCAGTAGGCCTCGGTGGCAGCTTCGATGATGTCCAGGATTGCGCTGCCAGGGTCATCCGGGGCATCGTCGATGGATCCACCGTCTGGGAGGCCAGGCCATAGGTCAATGGCCGTGATCACCAGTATCGGCAGCCCTGCCTGCGCTGCGGCTTCGGCTGCGTTCTCGGCGCGCCGTCGCCCCTCCTGCTGGTGAACCGGCCGGTCGGGGCCGTCATGGTCGGCCAAGTAGACCACCCCCGGACACCCCGCATCACGCAGCGCCTTGTAGCGGGGCACGATCTGCTCAATAGTGTGAGCATGGCCCGGTTGGCTGATGCTGACCACCCCCTCTGCCGCGCAAAGTTCTGCGCATTTTTCTCCCTCGAGTTCGAGAATCCACCCATCGGCGCCGATCGTGTCGGCCAGGTTGAAAACGGGCCATGGGTCAGGGCCGGCACCCTTTTCCCATTTGTCATCCAGCAGATGAAACCCGTAGAACGCCTTGTCACCGTCAGGAAGCGGCACCCGCTTGACCATCTGAGTATCGCTGTAGCGGTATGGGCTGCCAGCAGGCTCCCTGGGGGGCATGCTGGCCAGGGCCGGAGGCCGGTCAGGCAAAGGCGCCGGCTGTGTCCGCGCTGGCTCTGTTGGTCGCCGCTGAATCGATCGCCTAGAGAGGCGCTGGGCCCCGTCGCGTGGTTTGTCGAGGGTGTAATGGCCTGCCCTGCCGTCGCGGGTATTGCCGGTGAATGCCCACCGCTGATCATCTGCCCCTGTGACCACCTCGCCGGGGCGATGGTCTTTGGGGTGATGGCAGATCACCTCAAGGCCATTGGACGAAATTCGGCAATCGCTGTCTTTCGTTCGGCCGCAGACAGGGCAAGGGTTGCGCCTGCTGCTGGGGAGCAATTTTTGTTTCTCGCTCATTCGGCTTCGCGCCGGGCTTTGGCAGTTTCCCGCGCCGTGGCGGCGAGACTGGCCCGCCTGGCTCGCTCGATCGCCATAACCACCAGGGCATTGACCGCTAGGCCCCTTTTATCGGCCTCAGCCCGCAGCCAGAGCCTTTGTTGCTCAGTGGGCCTGATTGAGATCGGGTGTCGCTTCGACGGCATGGGTAGGGGCAGGGGAATCTCGGCCAGTGTAGCCGGAGAGGTTCACCCTATGTTATCGTCC